ATCTGAGGACTCTACCTTCTTGACATGGTGGAAGTCGCCAGTTCGAATCTGGCCGCGACTACCAAATTTAAAAACTATTTTTTTCCCTGGGAGATTTTGTTTTGACCAAGATCATAAGATAAATAGTTTGAAAAGATCAAGGCAAATTTTAGACAGTATTTGGACAGAATTAGACATAAAGGTACTGGCTATGCAGTATCTACCACTTCGACAAGGTGGATGTCCGCAGTTCGAATCTGCGCGCGACTACCAATCAAAACCCCTAGTCTAAAGCCTATACAAGCCTATTTTAAGGACATTTTTTTGTATGCTGCTAAATGTATAAATATCCAATATTAGTACAATAAAGGGTATATTTAGCCTTGAAATGGACAGAGTTTGGACAGAGTAAACTATTTAAGGAGAACTAAATGGCATCTATTAGAAAGTTACCAAGTAAGGTTTGGGAACTAAGTTATTACGATCTAGATGGTAAGAGAATTAGACGATCACTTGGTAAGTGTAAAAAAGAATTTGCACAAACTATATTAGAAAAAACTAAATACGAACTTTATATTGGAAAAAGCACTGGTGCTAATGCTAGAGGTCGTAAAGTAAACTATAGAGAATTTTCTAAAAGATATTTAGATTGGTTTGAGCAAGAATATCCAAGCAGCTTTAGTCAAAAGAATGATAATTTTATTAATCACCTGGACAAATTGTTTGGCAGTTTAGATCTAGATAAGTTGACATCAGAACATATTGATAATTTTATTAAACAGAAAAGAAAGGATGGGTTGGCCCCTTCGACAATTAACAAACTCCTAGCTGATATTATAGCTTTCCTTAATTATGGTGCTGAAAAAAACTTGGTAGTCCCAAAATTCAAGATAAAAAAAATACCAGACAATGATGACAAACTACCAAAATTTCATTCTAAGGACGCTCTCCAGGCGTTGTATGACAATTCACCTAGTCATTGGCATTGGTGGATGTTGTTAGCTAATACTGGCATGAGATTAGGTGAACTTATGAAGTTAAGAGTTGACAACATAAAAGACGATAACATCTATATCGTATCGACTAATCAAGACAGAACTAAATCTGGTAAGTCTAGAATTATCGAGTTAAATAATAAAGCTAAGAAAGCTCTAAAAGAATTTGATATGTCTGGAGAGTTTTTGTTTCCAAGATATGGTCGTACAGTTGTTGGTACAGCCTTAACTAGAGATTGCAAACGCGCAGGCATTAAAAAGGGTAACTGGGGTGTGCATGTACTTAGACATTCTTTTGCTAGTCATTTAGCAATGAATGGTGTTGATATGTCTGCAATAAAAGAACTAATGGGACATGCTAATATGAAAACAACTAACAAATATATTCACCTGTCAAAAGGTCATTTAAAAGGTGCAGTAAATAAAATTGATTTATAGTTTGCCATCCTTTAGTTTTTGCAAGGCTTCTTTATAATCCTCTTTCATTTTGTTTGCTTTTGTCGGATAGGGTGTATGTTTTTGGATTAATATTTGTATGTATTTTTCAGCCTTTTCCAAATCTTCCAGGGGGTTCTCTGGATTTTTCTGTAAATATCGTGTCACATATTTGACAATGTTGCCAGCACAAAAACCTAGATCATGACTTTCTATATAGTCAGTTGTTTGGATTCCTTTTGTATAGTAGGTAGGGTTAATTTTTGCATCATCAGTTTTCATGCTACTTGCTCTCCTTGAATAAATATTGTGTCAGCATTAAAGTATTGCTCATTTAGTTTTACCAAATCCGATCTTCTGTAAATCTTGTTGCCTTTTGGTACTTTACCAAATGGAATGTTATTGGCATTTGCCATACTTTTAAAGCCACTTAGTGACAATCCCATATAGACTGCTGCCTCTTTGACTGTGTAATAATCTTTTTCTAATGTCACCATGCACCCCACAATAATCTATGTAGTTTGCCCTCTTCACCTTTATCCCAAAAAGGGTGATTGGCATACTTAGTTTCTCTTTTCTTAATTTCTGCTTTATTCTCTTCCGTTTGATAATTTAGTATTCTTTCAGCATGTTTAACTTTAGTTTTTGCTTTGTCTTTTTTAGTATAACCACCAATACAATGTTTGCCTTTTTTAGCCATTACAACTGACCATTGATGACTTTGTTTCATTCGGTGTCTAATAGCAGATTCACCACAACCAGTCTTTTTCATTAGTTCATCAATAGTAAAAAAATGCCTGGTCTTACCTTTTATAATTTCATATTTCATTTTCATAATTAACCTCTATAAAACTTCACCTAATAACTTAAATTGAGCATAGAGTTCATTAACTAAAGTAGCCTTCTTTTTTCTACGATCTAGTTCCAGGCCATAAGTCTTGCCAATCTTTTCGAGTTTCTTATCAGATAACTTCATTAGTTCCTCTTTGTTAAGCATTTCGCTCATCCATAGATTTTTATATTTCATTTCTATCTCCTTGTTTAAAGTGCCGTTAGTGATAAGAACGGCACATGACTTAGTTGTTAAAATGGAATATCTTCCAACTCTTCTCTGTCACCACCTTTTTTATCTAAGGCTTGGAGAGTGCCGCCATAACCAGCAACAACAACCTCAGTAGTAAATCTGTCAGCACCAGTGGTTTTATCTTGCCATTTTGTTGTTTGCAATTTGCCTTCAACATAAACCTTTGAGCCTTTAAATAACCACTTTGATGCAAACTCTGCAGGTTTGCCAAAAATACTGACACGATGCCATTCAGTTTTCTCGATTTTTTCACCACTGTTTTTATCAGTCCAATTCTCACTTGTTGCAATGTTTAGATTTACAACTGTTTCACCTCTATTTGTAGTTCGACAATCTGGATCTGCACCCAAGTTACCAACGATAATAGCTTTGTTAATACCTGCCATCTTAGTTCCTATAATTAATAAAAAAAATGATGTGTTTTAGGCAACAAGTACACATCGGACTTGCGAAAAGGGTAATTCAAAAACCCTTGCCTATTACTTACCTGGATAGTAAAGTTCTAATTTATTCCAAACTGCTGTCACAGGTACGACAGTTCTTTTTGTTATTGGACATTTTGTTTTGCCACAGGTAGTAACAAGTCCAACGCTTTTCATTTCATTTAGACGACCACTAATGGCATTAATGTCTAAATCAGTTTTTTGTTGTATTTCTCTGCCAGTGAGTGGCTTTTTGTTAGCCAGTAAAACATCCATAATGATGTCAACTTGTTTTTGTGATTTACCAGTTGCTTGTATATCGTTAAATGCCTCTAGGCTAGTTGATGCTATGCTCATTTGTATCTCCTTTATGTATGTAGATTGCTATATAGTTAAGAATCCCTTCTATAAGGGTTGCATTGGCTCTGTTGATGCCAACTTCGATGGAATAAGTGTTTTGACTTGGCTGATCATCTATGGCAGATTGAATGCCTAAGATTTTTAACAAGTCATGTATTTGATTTATCTCTTCAATAGAAAGTTGTTCTAGCTTTAAGTTCATAATACGAACCCCACTAAAAAACCTAATGTAAATCCGACAGCCAGAAAATAACGACCAATATTGCCTCTGTCTATTCGGATTAGATGTGATGAAAAGTATTTGATAAAAAACCTATCAACAAGTGTTGGCTTATTTACTCTATATTTCATGAGTACACCCACTGCACGATGTAAGGCCATTGATGGATTGCATAAGGTAGATAACCTAAAATCACGCCTCTAATAAACCAGGTCTTTCTACTTTTTCTAATCTTGTAATGTTCGTATTGCATTCCTTTATGAAATGCCTCTTTATACTTTTCTCGTATTTGTGGCCCAGTAAATTTTGTTGGCTTATCTACTATGTGATTAGCAGTAGTAAGGTTTGGCAAATCTTCTTTCTCTGTCATGTGAACTCCTGTTATGTAGATCAAAAATGTGTCAGTTTACACATTCATTTTGCATAATTATAAGGGAATACAAATGTTTTTTGCAAAAGAATTAAAAATTGCGCAAAAAAAAGCCACCCAGGATAGGGTGGCTATAAGAGGTTAATGCTATTCTATATAGGCTTTAGCAAGTGTTTAAGAATATAAATTTCATGGTCAATATTACCAATAATTTTTGTATTCGTTCCGCTTTCTAATAGCTTTGACAAAACAAAATAACATGCGTCAACTCTATTACTCATATCGTAAAACACACCATCTTCAACAACAGATGGAATATTTTTAGACATTTCACAAATGTCTTTTGATAACCAACACAAACAAACTGTGTCAATTACTGTGAGATCTATTTGTTTCTTCATTTCTAAGTATGTTGCCGCTAGATATTCATCCATAGACTGGTCTTGCTTAGTAATGAATCTCTGGAAACTGAAACCCATCGTTTCAGTCATTTCCTTTGTATCACTTTCTAACATATCTCACTCCTTTAGATTTTTTTAACGCCCCTGTTAAGGTTAGTGGCGATTAAGTTCGAGTTTAAAGTGTGTACTTTTTCCTGACCACACTTACAACCATCATCAAGCCTTTAAGGTGTACTTTTTAGATCACCCGCTTCTCACGATGTGCCAAGTTTGAGTTTCTTTTCCAAGATAGCTTTGGCATTCACTATTTCATTAACAAGATTATGTCTGACTAAAAATTGGTAACTTTTATTGAGTTCGACAAACCAATTATTTACAGTTGCGAGGGCAGCATGGTATTTCACCATTTAAGTTCTTGCTAACATCTTTCCTTTTTACCTCCTATAGAATCTCCGATAAATCTGTTTGCAATCTAAACAGAATATTTCTTAATTAACCTGGCCTGTAATCTTGCACCAGATTGCAGAATAAGTTTGTCACCCATTGGAATGCTTACTGCAAACAATTGATCTCTAAAATCAAAATCAATTGGTCGATCTGTGCCGAGTAAATCATGCACTTGATCTTCCACTTGGTAGATTGCATCCTCTCCTCTCATTAAGTAATCAGTTGTCACATTAAGTGTTTCAGCTAATTCATTAATGTAGTCTGGGGATTTTTTTATCTTACCCTGCTCTAAATTTCCGATATTTTGAAAGCTCATACCTTTACGAACTCGTTCAGCTAACTCACCTTGAGTTAAGCCCATTTCTTCTCGTAATTTTCTGACTCTATCACCTATCTTCATCTTTTCCGTTGTCACTTTTATCTCCTCAATATTTACTAAGTACGAAAACCGAACTAAAAATGCAAAGATTCTTTGTATATAATTGGCCACATGAATGACTTAATAAAATACTTCGGGACACAGCAGAAATTGGCTAGAGCGCTAGGCTGTAATCATCAGAACATCCAGTATTGGCGTAAATGTGGCATTCCTGTCAAAGTAGCGATTCACATCGAATCCGTAACAGATGGCAAATTCACCAGGCAGATGTTGTGTCCAGAGATCTTCAACTAAACAAAAAGATTTTGCATGATTAGAACGAATTCTACCAGCTTTAAACCAGTAACGCAAAAATATTTTGGGTTCGGTTTTCACAAGGTTATTTAGCATGATATTGAACTTCTCACATTCGTTTGAGATATGCAATTCAGTCTGCCCTTTGGTAAGAGAATGCGGCAGATCTCATATACATTTCAACAGCAATAAATTACTGGAATATCCAGTTCATTCATTTAAACCCAAGAACGGAAAGTGTTTGTCGCAAATAGAACTTTCCGATTATCAAGAAAAGGATATTCAATGAAAAAATTTAACAACTTAGAAGGTGGTTACATCCAGATACCTAATGAACTTTTAAATGACAAGAATCTCTCTTGGAAAGCTAAAGGTTTATTTTGTTTTATGGCATCTAAGCCAGATAACTTCAATTTTACAGTGCAGTCTTTAGCTACTCAATACAACACTGGTCGAGCAACAATATTCTCGGCTATGGACGAATTAAAGAGTAGTGGTTGGATGAACTATACCAAGAAGGCAGATGGCAAGGGTAAATACCAATTAAACACCACTTTAAAGCCTAAGTCTGAAAAACAGACTATGGAACAAACGGCTTTGCATCAACCAAAGTCTGAAATACGGACTGAGGCTATTGAGCCAAAGTCTGATAATCGAGAGGAGGGTTTTCGCACTGTGGGAAAACCAGACTGTATTAATAAAACAGATTTAGTTAATAAAACAGATTTATATAAAAAGGGGCAAAAAAATATACAAAAAACTGACGATCACAAACAAGCCATTCATCTCCCCCATCAGCAGAAGGTGACTATAGATGGATTACTAACAGCAATACAACAAGGAGAATATAAATAATGCACACAATAGAAAGCAAAATCAACCATCAATCAATTTCACAAGATATTTATGACACTTTTAAAAATGAGTTTCCATTTCTTGCTCATAAAGGTCAAAACATTGATGTCTTAATATCAACACTAGCAAATAAATTAATGGCCCTTCCAGATAGAGAAGTTTTACTCTGGGGAATGGTTGTTACTGAAATGTCACTAGTCAGAAAAGACAATGCACCACTACCAAAAGAAATTATCGCAGCAATTAAGCAAAAAGCCAGAGAGTTAAAGCCAGCTTTTGACTCAGTTAGTCCGAGAGCCGTTCTACAGGTACAAGAAACTAATTATGAACACCTTTGGAGAAATGCCACCGACAAACAAAAACATGATTTTTTTATTGATCATAGATTTACAGATGTGCCGCCATTTATTCGCTATTGGTTTATGAAACACAATAAAGAACATAGAGGATGGACTGCTCACGAATCATCAATGATGATCAAATTTTGGGCGTTGCCATTTCACCTGGCCAGGAAAGAGGCAATGACTAAACAACAAAACGAGATTAGACAGTATTTTAGGGAGAGAACGAATGGTTAAAGACTTTGATTTAGATGTTACTTTATCCTTGTTTGATGGAATGTCTGGAGGTCAAGAGGCACTTAAAAGGGCGGGTATAACTACTAGAATTTATTTAAGCAGTGAGATTGAACGATTTCCAAAATGTATCACAAGAAAAAACCATCCATTGACAGTCCAAATTGGCGATGTAACTAAAATTGTTGCTACTGATTTGCCAAAGGTTAATCTTCTTCTTGGCGGCAGCCCTTGCCAGGGATTTTCGTTTGCAGGAAAACAGCTTAATTTTGACGATCCCAGGAGTGCTTTGTTTTTTGAATATGTGAGGCTTTTAAAAGAATGTAAGCCAGATTATTTTCTTTTGGAAAATGTCTTAATGAAACAAGAATACCAGGATGTCATATCAGAGCATTTAGGTGTTCAACCAATAATGATTAACAGCAGTTTAGTAAGCGCACAAAACAGAAAACGCCTGTATTGGACAAATATCCCAGATGTGACACAACCCCAGGACAGAGGCATATTGCTTAAAGACATCCTTGATTATGGTGATCAAACAGAACTATCTGAAAAGGAAATGGCATTTATGCTGAGAAGTGAAAGCACTAAAAAGCATTTACCACGCCTCCAGGCCAGAGCAAGATATGAAGATCAAAAGTCACACACATTAACTGCATCAAGTGCAAAAGGTGTGCCACATAGAGTTATTGGTTGGGTAGACCGAGAGAAAAGCCATTGTGTTGATGCTAACTATGAAAAAGGTGGCAATCCAAAATCTTACTTTGAAAAAGGTCGTAGACAGTTAGTGTTTGATCGCCCATGTGAACTAAGAGATTTTAATCCAGATTCTATGTTGCATCATGCAGCTAATGCAACAGACATAAAAGGCAACGAATCAATAAAAAGAGTATATGCAGATACTGGCAAAGGCCCAACATTAACAACAATGCAAGGTGGTCACAGAGAGCCTAAAGTTTTGATTGTGCCTCAACAAGTTAGGGTTAGAAAACATGAGGTCGATATACCTAATCTACAACAACTTTTAAAAGTCTACAAAAACAATAGTGAAAAAACTAACAAGCAAATTGCAGAGGAATGTGATGTTGCAATGACTAAGGTTGAGCATTGGTTTAGATCCGACAGTAGTTTTGCTATACCAAGTGATGATGTTTGGCATAAATTAAAAGAAGTCATTGGCATTGAGATTACAACATTTGATGAATCAATAATGGAATTTGAGATAAGAGATGGCAAATTTGACATGGCTGACAGGGTATATAACCCAGAGTATAAAGCGCCAACTGTTGTGGCAAGTACAGTGTCTAAGGTTTTATGTGGTGCTATCAGAGGTAGATACATTGAAGGTAATAGTGGTGCTACTGAGCAAAGACTTGAGATAAGAGATGATGAAAAAACAAACACACTGACAACAGTTGCTAAAGACAATGTTGTTGTAAGTCAACCAGAAAGAGTTGGGACAATTAATAAGGGTGGTCAAGGCGACAGAATATATTCGATTGAAGGCAAAGGTATTTCATTATCAGCAAATAGTGGTGGCACAGCAGGCAACGGCAATATGCTTATAGTCCCAGAGGCAACTAAAAAAGGCTATACAGAGATTGCAGATGGTGATTGTTTTGATAACACCTTTCCAAACAGTAAGACTAGGAGAGGCAGAAACATGAAAGATAAAAGTAATTGTTTGACTGCCGCTAACTATGACTACATGAGATATGAACATCCAACTTACAGAAAGCTAACAACTTTAGAATGTGCCAGATTACAGACATTTAATGACGATTATTTAGAGGATTGCTATGACGATAAAGGTAAACCAATTAGTGATTCACAGAAATATCGTGCGCTTGGCAATGGTTGGACTGTAGAGGTTATAG